TTGTTGTGCCTGCTGATGCGACGCTTGTAGTCATTGATAAAGATGCTTACATCTACTTGGAAGAAAACACATCTTTAGGCGCTACGGCTGGCACTGCAAACGATCTAAAAGTAGTTTGCAGCTACGAAGATATTTCTTAGGGGTAAGACATGCCCAGAGGTAACGGCGGGGTCATAGGCCCAGCAAACATACCCACAGTTAGCTCGGCCAAGGGTGTTTGGTCGCTCATGGAGCAATTCATTGCTCAGAGGCAAGGCATCTGGCCTCCATCACAAATTGTTGTCGTCCAAACCTTTACCGCTACTTCTACTTGGACTTGCCCCGCTGGTGTTACTAGTGTTGAGTATTTGGTTGTCGCTGGTGGTGGGGGTGGTGGTGGATACCAAAGTGGATCGCATTTCGGAGCTGGTGGTGGCGCAGGCGGTTATAGAACCGGAACTGGTTTGCCGGTAACTGCTGGCACTGACTACACCATTACAGTTGGCGGCGGCGGTAACGGTGGATCGGCTGGAACTAATAATGGCGTAGCTGGAAATAATTCAGTTTTGAGTACTATAACTTCTAATGGTGGTGGTTATGGTGGATCAAATAGCGCAGGAGGGAATGGTGGTTCAGGTGGTGGAGGAAGTAGAAATACGACACCGGGTACAAATCCCGGGGGTTCTGGTAACACGCCTTCCACAACGCCTTCTCAAGGTAATAACGGCGAAGCATCACCTGCTATAACTGAAGGTGGCGGTGGTGGAGGAGCATCTCAAGCAGGCGGAACAAACGCAGCAAAAGCAGGCGGAGACGGAACGGCTTCTACAATTTCAGGCTCTTCTGTAACCTACGCCGGTGGCGGTGCAAGTGGAAGTATAGGTGGTGTTGGCGGTTCAGGCGGAGGTGGTGGAAGAGGTGCTGCTGGAACGGCAAATACGGGTGGTGGCGGTGGCGGCGGATCTTCCGCAGCAGGCGGTGCAGGCGGTTCCGGTATCGTCATCCTAAAGTACACCGTCCCCAGTCAAACCGTCTTTGTATTCAAAGGCACGACTAAGTGGAAATGTCCTACGGGTGTGACCTCTGTTGATTATCTTGTAGTTGCTGGTGGTGGTGGTGCAGGTGGTCAGCAAGGCGGTGGCGGGGGAGCTGGTGGGTTTATCGCTGGATCTAGTTTAAGTGTCTCTGCTGGAACGGAATACACCGTAACCGTAGGAGGTGGTGGTGCTGGTGGTGTTTCTGGCGCCGGTTCAACAAATGGGACCTCTGGTAGTCAATCAATATTTTCAAGCATTACTGCGGCTGGCGGTGGCGGTGGCGGCAAAAACAATACAAACGGTTTAGCTGGTGGGTCTGGCGGTGGTGGTGGGCATCAATCTCCTGGAATTTCTACTGGGGGCGCTGGTAATACCCCAAGCGTTTCCCCATCACAAGGTAATAATGGCGGCGATAGTAATGCTAGTGCGCCAAATTATTATGCTGGAGGTGGAGGTGGCGCAGGTGGTGTAGGCCAAAACGGCAGTCCTAATAATGGAAATGGCGGCACCGCTCAAACATCTGCAATTTCAGGGTCAACTATTTATTATGCTGGTGGCGGCGGGGCTGGCAGTCGTGGTGGAACGGCGGGGTTAGGAGGCGGCACATCAACCACTGCAAATAAAGGTGGTGGTGGAAACGGTTCTGCATCTGGAGCCGGTTCTGCCGGAACAGCTAACACAGGCGGTGGCGGTGGGGCCGGAGCGTTTGCTTTTGATGGCGGCGCAGGCGGCTCCGGTATCGTAATCATCAAAATCAATCAATAACATGACTACAAAAGTTTACAAGTTTCTTGGAATCGATACAGCCATGCACTTGCTTCGTCCTGGAGCCAAGTGGGAAATATCAAACAACGTCTTTACTCGGTGGGATGATCCGAGACCTTGTCCAAGCATTGAAGAGGTCTACTGGGTTATCGACAAGATCAGAGAGTTTGAGGACAGCATCCCTACGATCTACACCGACGAGCAACTCAAAGAGATGGGCATAGCCAAAGAGGAATTTGAACGTGCAGTTGCATAACTTATTCCCCATCCCTGTAGGCTTTGCTGAACTAGGTCGCCCCTTGTCAGATGAAGAGCTGTTCTTCATCCGTGAGTTACAGACAAGACCGAATATGGGCAACACCACAAGCACGAACAACTTTGTCTTGCGTGATCCAGCTCTAACGTCCCTGCGATCATTCATTGAGGATGCTGTATCGGAATACTTTAAGTCCACGGTGAACCCTAAGCACAACGTAAGCCTGAGAGTCACGCAAAGCTGGTGCAATTACTCAGAGCAAGGTCAGTACCACCACAAACACGCTCATCCAAATAGTTACATCTCAGGCGTGTTCTATGTGCAGACCAACCCCGATGACAAGATTTTCTTTTACAGAGACGGCTGGCAGCAGATCAAGTTTCCTCCTGACCAGTGGAACCCGTATAACTCTGAATCGTGGTGGTTTGAGGCTTATGCAGGCAGGCTGATTCTCTTTCCTTCGTCATTGACTCACATGGTTCCTGAGGTTAAAGGCGAGGACACAAGAATCTCACTCAGTTTTAATACCTTTCCTGTCGGTGTTGTCGGGGAAGAAATGGATTTAACAGGCTTAAGGCTGGAGGCTTAGATGGCTCACTACGCGCAGATTGACGCAAACAATGTTGTGACCCAAGTGGTCGTTATTGATAACAAAGATACCGCTGACGCATCAGGTGTGGAGAAAGAACATATCGGTGCAGCTTTCTGTGAGCGTCTTTTTGGCGGCACATGGAAGCAGACCAGCTACAACGGCAACATGCGTAAGAACTACGCAGGGATTGGTTATACCTACCGAGCAGACATTGACGCGTTTGTGCCGCCTAAGCCCTTTGCTAGCTGGTTGTTAAACGCTAATGCTCAGTGGGAAGCACCTGTTGCGATGCCTACCGACGGTAAGATGTATTCGTGGGATGAAGAAGCAGTCAATTGGGTAGAGGTCAACAATGGCTAACGTCCTTAATGCAGCTACCGCTGGAACCTCTATTACGTCTGACAACACAGATATTCTAGAGGTCAAGACCGGAGGTACGCTTGCCCTTACGATTTCCTCTGCACAGGCTGCAACCTTTGCTAAACAACTTTCTCTAGCATCCACATCCTCTCAGATCGGTGCAAAGCTGCAAGGTGTTGTTGAGACAATCACGGTATCAGCAACAGCAGCAACAGGCACGATTAACTTCGACACGACAGCCCAAGGTGTTCTGTACTACACAACTAACGCCTCTGGGAACTTTACAGTTAACTTTAGAGCTTCTTCTGGTACGTCACTGAATACCGCAATGGCTACCGGAGAAGTCTTAACCTGTGCTTTCTTAATCACTAATGGAAGCACTGCTTACTACAACTCTGCGGTGCAAGTAGATGGTTCGTCGGTTACACCTAAATGGTTAGGTGGTACTGCTCCTACAGCAGGCAATGCTAGTTCTATCGACGTGTATTCCTACTCCATCATCAAGACAGGATCGGCTACGTTTACGGTCTTGGCTTCACAGTCTCGGTACGCATAATGCCGTTACTAGAATCATTAGGTGGAGGGTCTGTTAGAGGCTTTGGCCCAGGATCTGGTGCTAGAGGCCCGTCTACCATCGGTGAGTTCTGGCAGGGAGGTTACTACGCAGGGAAGATAGCTTTTGGTGGCAACACTTACTATCTTTTGGTCTCCCCTAAAGCCTCTGGTCAAAACAGCAGTATTAACTACAAGACATCGGATACGTCTGACTCGTTAGGCTTATCAACTTACGATGGAGCAACGAACACAGCAGAGTTAGACTCAGCAACTTATCCTGCTGCTCAATGGTGCGCTGCGCTAACGATCAATGGTTACTCAGATTGGTATCTACCTGCTTTGTATGAGCTAGAGATCTGTTACTACAACCTGAAACCGACAACGGCATCCAACTCTACGTCTTACGGCACTAATTCTTATGCAGTGCCTTCCAGAGGCTCTAACTACACAACAGGAACGCCTGCACAGACCTCTGTATCCGCTTTCCAATCTGGTGGCTCTGAAGCCTTTGCTACGTCAGCAAGGACATGGAGTTCTACCAATGCAGGTGTAGGTTTGACAACAGCGACGAGGATTGACTTTATAGACGGTGGTCAGTTCAACAACGCCAAGAACCAATCCTTAGTTGTAAGAGCCATTCGTAAAGTAGCCGTATGAGGCCTATATGGAAACCATTGAACTTCTCGGTAAGTTGTGGTATTTAGGAGCAGCAATAGTAGCTATAGCAGCATACGCAGTAACAATTAAAGTTCGTGTTGATTATCTAGAAAAAGGCTATGATAAGCAAATCAGTGAACTTTGGAAACATGTTAATGAATTAAAGAAAGGTGCTCGAAATGGCATTGCAAGCTGATGAGCAAGTTAAACAGTTAGGCGATGCTATATCAATCCTTACTGTTGTCGGTACGTTAGCTGAGTTATTACCTGCTATAGCCGCTGTGCTAACAATTCTATGGACTGCTATCCGTATATGGGAAACAGATACAGTACAGTGTATGTTCAAAAAAAAGGGGAATAGAAATGCCAATGGTCGGGAATAAAAAGTTTCCTTACACTGCTAAGGGTAAGAAAGCAGCAGAAGAGTATGCATCAAAGTCAGCAAAGAAGATGCATGAGAAGAAAGAATCAAAAACAATGAAGGCTAAAGAGCGTAAGATGGGTTATCCATCATGAAGCAGAAACCTGCTAAAGTTGGTAAAGTAATGCGAGAGTATAAAGAAGGAACACTACACAGTGGTAAAGGTGGTCCTGTTGTTAAATCTCGTAAGCAAGCAGTTGCCATTGCTTTGTCTGAAGCTGGTATGACTAAACCTAAGAAGAAGAAATGAAAGATTCTAGGCTAGAAAAAGCTGGTGTATCTGGTTACAACAAACCTAAACGTACACCTTCGCATCCTACTAAAAGTCATGTCGTTGTTGCTAAAGAAGGTGATCAGATAAAGACTATTAGGTTTGGTCAACAAGGTGTTTCAGGTTCTCCAGAAGGTTCTGCTAGGAATAAATCATTTAAGGCTCGTCATGCAAAGAACATCGCTAAAGGTAAGATGTCCGCTGCATATTGGTCTGATCGAACTAAGTGGAGTAAGTAGTGGTAAGAATGATTGACTTACCTGAAAATGTATTTAAGAGTGATGATAATCGATGGGTTCGTTATTGTCCACAATGCGGCAATGAAATATCACACTTAAGACGAGCTTACTGCATAAACTCACACAATATCAAACAACCGTGTAAAAGATGCAGTAATAAAAACAACAATCCATCAGGTATGTGTGGTTATGTTAGGTTATCTTGGTACGAATGTTTTTATAAAAGTGCCTTAACTCGTGGATACTCTTGGGATCTTTGCCCAGAGCTTATAAATGATTTGTACGAAGAACAAGAACAAGTGTGTGCCTTATCTGGGCTATCTATTGGATGGAGTAAAGTTGGATGGGATCACACAGCATCGATAGATCGAATAGACAATGATATTGGGTATACGATAGACAACATTCAATTAGTTCATAAACAAATTAATATGATGCGTGGTTCTTTGTCTATACCTGATTTTATAAATCTATGCGATGCTGTGACCAATAAAATAAGGTGAAATGGTAATGGCTACTTACTTAGACTGTGTTAATGGCGTTCTCTTGCGTATGCGAGAGAGTACTGTATCGACAGTGATACAGTCTGACTATTCGTACCTTATCGGTGCAATGGTCAATGAAACTAAACGTGAGATCGAAGATGCTTGGAATTGGTCTATCTTACGTACAACCAAGACAATCAATACAGTTAACGGTACTCAGAATTACGCTATCACAGGTACATCATCACGGACAAGACTATTAAAGGTCTACATACCTACACTTAAGCGTGATCTTGAGCAAGCCTCACAGGATCAAATGCATGCTTGGGTGAACATGCAAGGTACAGTCACTGGTGGTCCTCAGTATTTCTCTATAGGTAACAGCAACACCAGCGATGAGATTACGTTAGATCTATGGCCTATACCTGATCAAGCGTATGCAGTTAAGGTTGACTGTGTTGTACCACAAGCTAATTTAGTTAATGATCTTGATGTTATCTATGTACCTTCAGAGTTAGTAATACAAGGTGCTTATCTACGTGCTATCAATGAACGTGGAGAAGATCAAGGTAGATTGTCTGATCAACAGAATGATCTTTATAGGAAAGCTGTAGCTACGTACATTGCTATTGAATCAGCTAGGTACGAAGATGAAATAACTTGGAACTGGGTATAATGGCTGCTCCTATTAGACCTGTTAGTCTTGTTGCTCCAGGCTTCTATGGATTAAACACTCAAGACTCTCCTATCACGTTACCTAAAGAGTTTGCTCTTAGGGCAGAGAATGCAGTGATTGACCAGTATGGTCGCATAGCTGCTCGTAAGGGTTGGGTAACTGTTAATACCACTGCTGGCTACAACAGCACAGAGCCAACACTATTACATGAAGTTGTTAAGAAAGCTGGTACTACAGAGATTGTCAGTATCGGTAACAACAGGATCTACACTGGTACAACAACACTGACTGAAGTCTACAACGGTTCAGCTACGTGGACTGCTCAGTACTGGAAAGCAGTAAACTTTAATGATAATACTTACTTCTTTCAACGAGGACATAACCCACTGATCTATGACCATGTTGCTAATACTTGGGGATTAGTGTCAGCACATCCTGGCTATTCAGGTACAGTACAGTTAGGTAATGAAGTCTTAGGTGCTTATGGTCGCTTATGGGTAGCGGACACAACCACTGATAAAACAACTATCTGGTGGTCAGATACATTATCAGGTATGAAGTGGTCTGGTGGTGCTAGTGGTTCCATCAGCATAGAAAAGGTACTAACCAACGGTACTGATAGCATCGTAGCCTTAGCAGGGTTTAATGGCTTCTTAGTGATCTTCTGTAAGAAGACTACGATTATCTATTCTGGTGCTGATGGCGATCCTACATCAGATCTTAAGCTTGTAGAAGTTATTGATGGTGTTGGTTGTATCGCTAGAGATTCAGTACAGGATGTTGGATCAGATATCTTATTCTTGTCTGATACTGGTGTTCGTAGCCTTGGTAGACTTATTCAAGAGAAGTCAGCACCATTATTTGATATCTCAAGGAATGTCAGAGATCAATTAATACTTGACGTATTGTCAAATAACGATTATGATAACATAAAGTCTGTCTTTCATGAGCGTGAAGGTTTCTATCTTCTGACATTACCGACAAGAGGTATTACATACTGTTTTGATCTGAAGCAACGTCTTCAGGATGCTTCTTGTAAAACAACTCAGTGGATGTTTGCACCTAAATCATTGCTTTCTACACGCAGTAGAGAACTCTATTTAGGTCGAGAAGGCTACATTGGTCGCTATGCAGGTAACAGAGACAATGGTAATAGCTTCAGGTTCTTGTACTATACATCACACTTAGATGCTGGTGATTCGTCTATCATCAAGATACTTAAGAAAGTAAACACACTCACTGTTGGTGGTGCTGGTACTAACGTATTCCTAAAGTGGACTGTAGACTACGGTACAGACTATCGTAGTGCTCTATGGACATACCCTAATGTTGTTCGCTCTGAGTACAACGTATCTGAATACAACATTGCTGAATACAATGCTGGTATCACTATCAACCCAGTACCTAAACAGTTTCAAGGATATGGTCAAACCATTGGTGGTGCTGGTAGAGTGTTTCAGTTAGGTATCGAAGCTGATATTGGTAATGATTCTTTTTCTGTTCAACAAATGGATATTTTTGTTAAAGCAGGTAGGACAATCTAATGAGTAACTATACTAAGACAACTAACTTTGCATCTAAGGATACACTACCGTCTGGTAATCCTAGTAAGATTATCAAAGGTACTGAGATTGATATCGAATACAACAACATCGCCAGTGCTATTACATCAAAGGCTGATGTTGCTTCCCCTACTTTTACTGGTACAGTGACGCTTCCTACGGGTGGTGTTGTGTACGATGACGGGACTTACTAATCATGGCAATTCCATCAGCAGTCTATACCTCTGCTTGGGCTACTTACTCACCAGCTCAGAAGATCGCTGCTTTTAATGCAGCAGGCACTACAGTTGAAGAATTAGCAGGTGCTGGTGTACCTCAGTCTGATATCTCATGGATGTTGTCTAACGGTTATGCTCCTCCAGCTGCTCCAGCACCTATTCAGTCATCAACAAACAACGTTACTACACAGGTAGCAGAGCCTGTTTATCAAGAGCCTGTTTATTCAGAACCTACGTACTACGAACCTGCTCCAGCTCCTTATACACCACCTCCTGCTCCTGCCCCAACGACTTATAATCTATTAGGTCTTACCTGGGATCCAGCAGCATCGTTAGGTACTAAACAAGGTTACATTGATACCTTGCTTAGTCAAGGTAAAACACCAACACAGATTCGTAGTGCTATCTCAGCTATTGCACCTAATACAACACCTCAAGAGTTTTCTTTGTTAGGTGTATCGCCTTTGATGACTGATCAGGCGATTATGAATAGCTACATGGTTCCTCAGAATACGTTAGATTCTGTTGTCAACAACCTTGTTAATAACTTAAATACTA